TATTTGTAATGTATATCCATTAACTGTAGTATTTCCTGAAAGAGTTATATTTCCTTGGGAAATTTGGATATTACCTTTTATAGTATGAGATGAACCTGTAACATCTAATGGACCTATTGATCGTAGAGATCCAGAAAGTAATATATCATAAGCATCTGTTCCAGCAAATGCATCTATTGATTGTGTAACATGCCAAGCTTCAACAGTAGTACCTGTTGTTACTCCGGTTTTTGATAATGATTTAGCCATTATATTGTTTCGTTATAAATATATGTTAATAAAAATATTTTGATTTTCCAAAGATAAATTTATTTTTAACTTAAATCTCCAATTAAATCCCATTCATCAGTTCCAACCTTTTTTAAAGTTGCTCCAGAAAATTGTCCAGATAATTTTGTATTACCAGATTTAGAATTTACTGTAACACCACCAGCAGGGACAAATATTAGATTACCTGCTGAGGCTGTTTGGAAAAACTCAAACTCTGTTCCTGTTGATATTGCCACACTAGAATTAGCTGCTATAGAACAAGTTACATTACCCCCAGCTCTAAAGTAATAACCAGCATTAGCTGAATTAAGTGTAAAATCAACTGCTGAAGATGTAATAGGTCTTTGTAAATTAGTTAATTGACTTCCATCTCCAAAAAATAACCCTCCAGAAATATGATTACCTTGAATTACAGATGTACTTGTTTCTGCAAGTAATGAACCTGAGATATCTACGGATCCTGTTATACGAATTGTATCTCCAATAACTGCTAAAACATTTTTTCTATTAGCATGACTACTTCCAGCACCTATTACAAATTGCCCTAAAGAATGGGTATTAAAAGTACCAATTACCATTTGGTAATCAGCGGATGATGTTGTTCCAGCTCCAGCAGTAAAGGATGCATCTCCTAAAGCTAATGTACTCGAACCAAAAGCTGCTGAACCTGATCCGCTAGCATGAGTTAATAACCCATTAGCATGAGAACCCCAACCTGATGATAAAGTATAAGTACCTTCAGCATGAGAATATGCTCCTGATGCTGTTGTATGAAAACCTTCAGCATGAGAATATTCACCTGTTGATAATGAACTAGAACCCTCTGTATGGGAACCAGTTGATAATGCTCTAGTACTACGACCTTCAGCATGAGAAAACATTCCTGATGCTATAGAATAAAATCCTTCAGCATGGGATGCTGTATTAGATGATGTTGTGTACCACCCTTCTGAGTGGGCTGAAACACCATTAGCAAGAGAGTATAAACCTTCAGCATGAGCATAATTAGCAAATGTTTGAGTACCAAGCCCTTCAGCATGAGCACCTATACCAAAAGCTTTAGTAAAACGTCCTTCAGCATGAGCTGCAGCTGCTGATCCACCACCAGCAGGAAATCCAACACTAGAAGCTGTTGTTGCCCATCCTTCAGCGTGATCAACTGATCCTGATGCTAAAGTAGCATATCCTTCAGCATGAGCACCTGATCCTAATGCAATTGATCCAATTCCTTCAGCATGAGATACAGTACCTGATGCTGATGTTTGGGAACCTTCAGCATGGGATCCAGATCCTAAAGCTACTGTAAGAATACCTTCAGCATGAGAAGAATGACCTTGAGTAACTGATCCACTTCCTTCAGCGTGGGAAAATGATTCTGAAGCATGAGTATATGATCCTTCAGCATGTGAACCATAAGCATTAGATGAAGCAGAGGTAAATATTCCTTGTGTATGAGATGCACTTCCTGATGCTATCGTGTAGTAACCTTGAGCTTGGGAATTTAAACCGTGAGCTCCATTAAATGTACCTTGAGAAAAAGAATATTCACCAGTAGAAACATTCATTCCTCCTATCGCTACATTTCCTGATCCTGCTCCTGTTGCTTTACTTCCAAACCCTTCAGCTCTACTATATGGTGTAGTAGCTTGATTGTTTTGTCCAAAAGTACGAGAATAAAGACCTGTTGTCACATTCCCAGAACCCATTGATAAACTTTGAGAATCATAATTAAATATAAAAGAACTCAATGCTCCAAATGCACTAGCACTATTA